ACAATGATATGATGCGTAGAGAATCAATCGCAATAGCTAATCAATTCGGTTGGATATTTAAAGGATAAAATAAATGGCAGATAACAGAAAAAAAGTAAATACCAAGAACGCAGAGTCACCATTATTCAAAAACTTGACTCGTTTGTTTTCTGGTCCAATTGTAAACTACCGTCATGCTTATCAAAGTAGATATAAGCGCGGCCAACTTGATAAGTTTAATTTCACATCTGCTCAAGGATTGGCTTTTAAAAAGTCAACCTATGGAAACTACGAAGCATTTTCATCTAAGATTTTGTCTGCTCAAAATCGTGTCCAAAGATATACAGACTTTGAGCAAATGGAATACATGCCAGAGATAGCATCTGCTCTTGATATTTATGCAGATGAAATGACAACATCTTCCGATTTATCTGCCATGATGAAGATTGATTGTCCAAATGAAGAAATAAAGCATGTATTAAGTACGTTATATTTTAAAGTATTAAATCTTGAATCCAACCTTTATAGTTGGTGCAGAAATATGTGTAAGTTTGGAGATTACTTCCTTTATCTTGATATCGATGAACAAATGGGTGTCAAGAACGCTATTGGACTTCCAACAAATGAGATTGAAAGAATCGAAGGCGAAGATAAAACAAATCCTAACTATGTTCAATATCAATGGAATTCTGGTGGAATAGCCTTTGAGAACTGGCAAATAGCACACTTCAGAGTTCTTGGCAACGATAGATATTCTCCATACGGAACGTCTGTACTAGACCCAGCCCGTCGTATCTTCCGTCAATTAACTTTGATGGAAGATGCAATGATGGCTTATCGTGTTGTTCGTTCTCCAGAACGTAAAGTATTCTACATCGATGTTGGTGCCATTCCACCAAATGAAGTTGAACAATACATGCAGAAAGTCATGACAACAATGAAGCGTAATCAAGTTCTCGACCCAGAGACAGGTCGTGTTGATTTGCGCTACAATCCAATGTCGGTAGATGAAGATTATTTCATCCCTGTCCGTGGTGGTGCTGGTTCCACAAAGATTGAAGCACTTACTGGTGGACAGAATACCGCAGCGATTGAAGATATCAAATATCTTCGCGATAAACTCTTTTCTGCTTTAAAAGTTCCAATGTCTTATCTTTCAAGAGGTGAGGGTGCCGCAGAAGATAAAGCAACACTAGCTCAAAAAGATATTCGCTTTGCAAGAACAATTCAAAGACTTCAAAGAGCCGTCGTTTCAGAATTAGAAAAGATTGGTATCATCCATCTTTATACTTTGGGATATAGAGGAAACGATTTATTATCATTCAAGCTTTCTCTAAGCAATCCATCAAAAATTGCTGCACTACAAGAGTTGGAGCATTGGAAAGTTAAGTTCGATATTGCATCTGCTGCTACCGAAGGATTCTTTAGCAAGCGTTGGATTGCTCATACAATCTTCAAGATTTCTGATGAAGAGTTTGTTAGAATTCAACGCGAGCAATATTATGACCGTAAGTACGCCAAATCACTTGAAGCTATTGGTACTGAAGAACAAGGTGCTGGTGGTGGAGGCGGTGGAGGCGGTGGTGGTGGCCTTGACCTTGGTGGAGGTACACCCCCTGCTGGCGGCGAGACACCTCCTGCTGGTGGAGAAACACCTCCTGCTGGTGGAGAAGCTGGCGGTGGAGCCGCACCAGAAGGTGGTGGTGGAGCAGAGGCTGGCGGTGGAGCAGAAGAGGGTGGCGCACTATTGGCAGCACCTCCGGGCAAGCGCGAGGACAAGGCATATACTACCAGAGGAGCGAAAGGAAAGATGTACGCTCCAGTAACTATAGATAAGAGAAGTATTGGAGCCAGAAATCGCTCAATGCGCTCTAGTGGTGGTGAAAGTTTTGCAGGTATAGACAAAGCTTTTCCGGGTGCAAGAGAGTTTTCTGCACTATCAAATGGAATTGCAGAGAGTATCGAAGCTAATTATGAATTAGAGGAAAAATTATTATTTAACTCTAGTAACGAAATAAATAAGCTAATTGAAAGCTTGGAGAATAAAAAAAATGGACAAACCAAAGTTAAAGCATAATAAGAAAAGAAATACCGCTTTTCTTTACGAAGCTCTGGTTAAAGAACTAGCAAAAGCAACCGTAGAGAAGAACGAAGTAACAAAAAAGCAAATTGTATCTGTATTAAAAGAATTCTTCTCTGTAGGCAAACCGCTTGCTAGAGAACTTGATGTTTATAAAACTTTGTACGAAACAAAAGAAGTAGATAAAGAAATGGCTAAGTCTTTGATTAATGAATCAAAGAGAGTTTATTTTGGTTTAAGCCAACCAGATATTTTCAACGAACAAAGTCGTCTTATATCTAAGGTCAATAAAGATATTGGTAAATCAATATTCCAACACTTTATGCCAAACTATAAAAACCTTGCGACCATTTCTCAAATATTTGATTTAGATATTCCAATCAAAACAAGAATATTACTAGAACAAACTTTGGTAGATTATTTAACAACTGGTGAGTCTGGTGCGAAACCTCTTGAGCCGATTGACAATATCGTTTATAAAACATTCGTAAAGAAGTTCAACGAAAAATACGGAACATCTCTCTTGGAAGAACAAAAAGTTTTGTTAACACGATACATTATGTCCGAGGATAGTGATGTAGAATTCAAGATGTATCTTAACGAAGAGATTGGAAGAATCAGAAAAACAATCACAGAATCACCAGCAATAAAATTACATAGAGATTATGATAAGCTTTTAACAATGTTAGAATCTTTTAGAGAAAAACAAATAGACTCTAAGTTATTAGAAGATGTGATGTATTTACAAGTATTGGTTAAGGAAGCCGAGTAATGGAAATAAAAATAAAGATAGACCCCAAGAACATTCCAGACTCTGCAAAAGAGCCAAAACAAGAAGAAGAAAAACCACAAGCGGTTATCAGTCTTAACATTCGTAAATCACTTGATGGTAATTATATAATTCGTGACCATCCGTTGATAGATATAATTGTCATGCCAGAGAAATCAAAAGTTTTGGCCTTGTCAAAAGATTCAATGGGTGATAGAACATACTACGCTCAAAATAAGCTTTTTGACTTTATGTACAAAAAAGGGGCAATTGAACCATCAAGCATTCAAGGTGGCAATATCTACTCCAGTATGGAAGCAACGATATTAAAACCAAAAGATGAAAGTATCGACGGAATTCAAACAGCAATATTTGTTATATTTAAGTTCTTAGAACACGAAATGCCAATATTTGCCTACGAGAAGCAGTTCGACCAATTACAAGATGGTTCTCTTACAGACCCAGATACACAACATTCTACAGAATTGGGTGAAGTTCCTCATAAAGAAAAGAAGGGTATGCTTGGACAAACCACACATTCTCCTCAAAATGCTTATAATTATATGACCTTTGGTGAATAATGTTTTTAGTTCCTTTTATCCTAACTTGCTACGGACTTACACAAATATTGGTCTATGGAACGATATTTGATTGTATAAGACCAAAAGAGGGATTACTTGGAGAATTATTTAAATGCCCAATGTGTGTAGGCTTTCATGTTGGTTGGTTAATGGCATTACTATTTGGAATATCTAATATATTTAATGTACAAACAAACATAATAGATATATTTATATTAGCTTGCATATCATCGGGGAGTTCTTATGTTCTTTGTTCATTATTTACGGATTTTGGAATTAATTTTAAAATCAACAAGTCAGAAAAAGAATAAAGAATCTAATTAGAATATATTGGAGTATAATATGATTGGTAAACCAACACAAGGCTTTTGGACTCGCAAATGGGCACTTCAACCTGTAAGACTTTGTTGCAGAGGAAAACGGCTTGGCCGTAGGAACTATATAAATGGCTAACTTACTCAGAGAATATTTTGAATTATGTCCGGGCGGTGTCTGTGAGGATTTACTTACAGAAGCCGATAAGCGTTTTATTAAAAACGGTGGCATGATTATGACAGGCGTTATTCAACGCGCAGACGCTAGAAATGGTAACGGAAGAATTTATGCCGAACCAATTCTTCAACGCGAAATGAAACGCTATGGAAACTTAGTTAAAGAACGCATGGCTCTTGGAGAACTAGACCACCCAGAAACATCTACAGTTATGTTAGAGAAAGTTTCTCACCTTGTTACTGAGGTATGGTGGAATGGCAAAGACGTAATGGGAAAGATTGAAGTTCTCAATACACCAAGAGGAAAGATATTACAAGAACTTGTTAATGCTAACGTAAAGATTGGCATTTCTTCTAGAGGTACTGGTTCTGTCAGAGAAAGCAGAGAAGGAACCATTGTAGAAGACGACTTTAGCTTAATTTGTTTTGATATTGTATCAGAACCATCAACTCACGGTGCCTATATGTACCGTCAAGATGGTATAAGAGAAAATAAAAATCAAAACAAGATTGATACAATTATTCAAGAAATTTTACAAAGAAAAGGAAAATAAACAATGGCACTCCCACTAACACAAGAAAGACTCAAGCAAATTATTAAAGAAGAGCTTGAGGCATTAATGTCAGAGATTGAAGAAACATCACCAGAAGACGCAAAGATTGCTGCACTTGAGCAACAACTTGCAGAAGCTAAGAAAGACAAAATGAAGAAAGGCAAAATGGCTGGTAAGCGCAATAGCGGAACATTTGGTACTAAGAAGAGCGTTGCCAACACAGGCAGCATGAAAACTGTTAAGCCTTCAATCAATGCTAACGCTGGAAAAACTGGTAAAG